CAAAAATGGTCGCCAAAGATGACGCCATGACGGGCGACATCGCCGCAATCGGGCGCATCGCGGCGAACTTTCCGGAGATTGCTGGCGGCGGGTCGCAGGCATCTTTGCTGCAGCGCGCCATACCGCGCATTACCCGCTCAGGTGTGCCTGGCACTTTAGGACTGGCCGCAGGCTCAGCGCTAGGAGTTGATTTAATTGCGGCTGGCGCCGCAGGCGCTGCGGCTGGCGAGTTAGCCGGAAGATATTTGGGCAGACGTATTAGCTCGCCTGAGTTCCAAGCGCGCAGTGCGGTGCCCCCTGACTTCCGCATTCCGATGCCGCCTCCGGCTGCGCCCGCTGCGTCGCCTCCTGCGCCGACGCCTAACCTGCCCGTGCCATACGACTGGCGGCAAGCCGTACAGACGCCGGATGAGTATTACGTCCCTAACTTTGTGTTTGGCCGACCAACGCCTGACGTGCGGGTTCAAGCGCCCGAGAACAAACTGCTGCCGCCACCAAGCGCCGCGTCCACGATGGAAGCGATTGCACAACGCCGCGCGTACGATCTTGAGCTTGAGCGGTTCAAAGCTCAGCAGGCTGAACAACAGGCTGCGGCGCAAGCCGCTGCAACACGTCGCCCCGCAGGCGAAGGTATGCCGCTGGAGCTTGACCCGGTGACCGGACGTTTGCGTCCCGCCAGCGCGGGCCTGAAAGGCGCAACGCCAGAAACGTTTGCCGATTACGGCACAAACCTCGCGTCTGCAATTGAAAAACTTACGGGACGTCCGTACGCGCAAGACATCACCGAATCAAAGTTAATTAGGTCTGAAAAACGCGTAGATAAAAAAACCGGCAAGCCATTGGAATACTTCCGTAGCCGCGTTGTAGGCATGGAAGAAGGACGATCTGCGCAAGCATTCAACTTAACCGCAGAAGAAAAAATTGCTTGGGATCGGGCGCGGGTAGATTTAGAAATTGTTGACCCCAAGCTCAAAAAACTGTCCGACGCGGCGATTGTAGAAAAAGCGATGGACCGCGACTGGGCAGCAGACGCAATTCGCAAAGCTCGTGAAAAAGCAGCGGCGTTTGAGCAGATCGCGCAGCGCTCACGTGATCGGCAAGCGGTCATGGAAGCGCAAGCTAACCGTGAGCGGATGCTCGACTTGGCTGAGCAGTTAACCGAGCAGATGCGTGAAACGCGGCCGGTTCGCAAAGGCAGTCAAGGCCGTAAGACGATGGAATTTAAGCGCAATCAACTGGCGCCAAAGCCAGAGAACAAGCTGATTGAGGGTGAGTAATGGCAACCGCTAACGAACTGGAGGGTCGCTTGAACACGCATGAAGCTGTCTGTGCGGAGCGCTGGACTGAGACAATCCTGCGCATCAAGCGGCTGGAGCACATCTTGATCGGCGGGGCGGGCGCGATTATTCTCCTGCTCATGGGGATCGTCTTAAAGGTTCACTGATGCTTGACCCAATCAGTCTGTTGGCGACTGCGACTGCCGTCTTCAACGGGCTGAAGAAGGCGGTCGAGCTGGGCCGTGAGGCCGAGGATGTGTTTGGTCAGCTTGGCAAGTGGGCAGGCGCGGTCAGCGATCTCCAAGAATGGATGAGTGGCCAAGAGAACACCAAGCCGCCGCTGTTTAAGAAGCTCGTCTTCTCCAAGTCTGCTACGGTCGAGGCGTTTGACGCCTACGCCGCCCAGGTCAAGATCAAAGAGATGGAGAAGACGCTTTACCACTGGTTCCATTACGGGGCGTTGCAGCACCTTGGCCGCGATGGTTACGTCGAGTTTATTCAAATGCGGCGGCGCATCAAAGAGCAGCGCGAGAAGATGATCTACGAACAAATCAGGCGGCGCAAGAAGTTCATCAAGAACACGTCAGACGCCGCGCTTATTGCAGTGGTGGTGGGCCTTGGCTGCATCATCATGTTTCACATCATCATGTTCATCGTAGACCGGTGGCCGAAATGAACTACATCTTTGGCATCATCGTCTTGCTCTTGGCCGTCTTGATGTTAGCCCTTGCGGAGCTTAGCCACTAATGCTGCCCATCGTCGCTGGTATCGTATCTACCCTGATCCAGAACAACCTGCCCAAGGTCGCGCAAGCGGTCGTGGACAAGGGGCTTGACTACGTCCAAGAGAAGACGGGCGTTGAATTGAAGCCTGACATGAACGCCGAGGACATCACGCGCCTGCGCGAGCGCGCGATGCAGCATGAAGAGTTCATGGTTGAGCAGGCGAACAAGAACACCGCCGATGCCCGCGCCATGCAGATCGCGGCGCTCATCAACGGCAACGGTATCAGCCGGTCGTTCGTCTACGTGCTGGCGACCTTCTGGTCGTTTGTCGCAGCAGGCTACATCTTCCTGATCACGCTGACGTCCATACCGCCAGACAACGTGCGCTTTGCCGACACGGTGCTGGGCTTCATCTTGGCCACGGTCGTCGCCACCATCCTCAACTTCTTCTTTGGCTCAAGCGCCGGGTCCAAGGCCAAGCAAGAAACCATTGAGAGCAAGAAATGAAAGAGAACTGGGACGCCGCGCTAGTCGCCGTGCTGCATCATGAGGGCGGTTATGTCCATCATCCGCTTGACCCCGGCGGTATCACTAACCTCGGCTGCACCAAGACAACCTGGGAGCGCTGGTGCGGGCGTCCGGTGGACGAGGCCGAGATGCGGGCGCTGACGCCGGCTGACGTGGCGCCGCTCTACAAGGAACGGTATTGGGACAAGGTGAAAGCCGACGAGCTGCCGGCGGGCGTTGATTACGTCGTCTTTGATACGGCCATCAACAGCGGCCCAGGCCGCGCGGTCAAGCTCTTGCAAGAGGCCATCGGCGCTACGCCGGACGGCGCGATTGGCCCGCTTACGTTGCGGGCGATCGCGGCCGTGCCGGCGGCAGAGGTCATCAACAAGTTCCAAGACAATCGTCTTGCCTATCTTCAGTCGTTACCCACTTGGCCCACGTTCGGTCGGGGTTGGGCACGTCGCGTAGAGGAAGGTCGAACTGCGGCGTTACAGATGTGTCAATCAGCTTAGTGATATACCACTGAGCCTTCCGCAAATCCTCGACGCCGCCCTTCTGCTTCCAGCGCCACAGGTACTTGATGGCGTTGGCCGTACAGACCGCATCCAGCCCTTCCAGTCCCGCAGTCGCTGACGCCAGCGCGTCGATGCACTCCACGCCACCGCGTGTGTAGTGCGGCGGGTGGTTTACCATGTCTACCATTTTGCTTCTCCTAGTTCAGTCGTCATATCCGCGTGCGTGCGGGTACGAGTTGACCATCGGTCGGTTGTAGGTGGCTCGCTGTGGGGTAGGCTCGGGTTCGGCGGGAGCGGCCACCGGGGGAACGGCCATTCGACAGATGTGCCAGGTGCGCTGCTGGGTGCGCATGACTTTGCCTGCTTGTTCAAGTTCATTGAGTGCCTTTTGTATAGCGGATTTGCTCAACATAAAATAGTCGGCGATCTGCTTGACGGTGACCGGGCGCTTCCGGTCAAACAGATACCGTTCAACCTTGCTTATCGCTGTCATGCCGGCCCTCGCTCTGAATACCAATCTGGTGCCGCAGCAGCCGCGCCTCGACCACAGTCGCCGCGCAGATGTCGCGTGCGCGGGTCATGTCGTTCTCCATGATGGCCTGCCAAATCTCGTCCACCATGCGCTTTAAGTTCAAGTAACCTTCGCTGTAATCAACCACGTCCGACCTCCGAAATGCGTGTGGGTTGTTGGGCGCGCGCCCATTTGTCATGGTACTCCGGCAGCTCTGACGGCGGCACCCAGCCGTACCGGCGCCACGTCTTCTGCACGTCAGTGGCCACGCCTACGGCGTAGATCGCGTCGCGCGTTTCAAGAGATCCAGCCTCTCTCGGGTAGTGCGTAATGCTGCCACCCGCATGTGCATGCGCTCGATCAGCGACACGCGCCGTTGTCCATTCAGTTCCGCTTCGATCAGGTTCCATAGTTCCTCCTCGGTTAAAGTGTTAAGCCTTCGTTGAAGTTCGCGCCAGTTCAATTTTCTTCTCCAAGTTTGCAACCTCCGCAAGCACCCGGTTGAGCGCGCGCTGGGCGGCGTTAAACTCCCGCTGCCGTATGCGCGCCTCTGACCGGGCGGCCTTTAGCTTCTCATTCCATCGGTTCATTTCAGCGCCTCCAGTGCCAGTTGCGCAAGCTCTCGCTTGTCGTGCAACGCTTTGAAAATCGTTTCGTCGATCGTGTCTTTGGTCTGTAGGACATAGTTCCAGACCTCACGCGCCTGGCCACCACGGTGCAGCCGACCGACCGCCTGCTCGTACAGTTCCAGCGACCACGGCAGCGACATCCAGACCATGCGCGACTGGCCTTGCAAGTTCAACCCATGCCCGGCAGAGGCCGGGTGGACCGCCAGCAGCTCGATCTGACCGGCGTTCCAGCGCAGGATGCTGTCGTCGTTGTCGAGCGTCTGTAGGCGTGGAAAGCGCGCTTTGAGCGCGGCCAGCTCGGCCTTGTACTGATACCAGACCAGCATCGGCGCGCGTTGGTTCTCGCTGTGCAGGTCGTCGATGGCGTCCAGCTTGTGCGATGACGTCCAGATGGTTTGTCTGTCGGTGTCGTAGACAAACCCAGCGGCCAGTTGCTGCAGCTTGCTCGTGACCGCTGCGGCGTTGGCGGCGATGACTTCGGCGTTGGGGTAGATCAGCGCCATCTCGCGCTTCATCTCGCGGTAGGCGTCCATCGGCATGGTCAGGTCGATGGTCACCGTGTTGAGCGGCGGCAGCCGGTCGCGGTACTCGCCAGGCTCAAGCACATACGTCCACGGTTTGATGCGCTGCATGACGTGATCAAGCGAGTTAGGCAGCGCCACGTAGTCGCCGTAATCACGGTTCACGCAGTGAAAGTATTGCTGCAGAAACGCGCCTTTGCTGCGCCCCAGCATTCGCTGGTCAACAATCTTGCACTGACCGAAGACGTCTTCTAAGCCGTTAGACGTGAAGCTACCCGTCAGCCCCCACCGGATTTGCATGGGGTCGATGACAGTCGAAAGCGCTTTAAAGCGCTTGCCACTGGGGTTCTTGAGTCGCGTCAGCTCGTCAAACACCACGGCATCGAAGTTCATGTCCTGCTCAGCGAGCCACTGCAGGTTGTCGTAATTGGTGACCACCACCTGCGTATTGCCGTGAAGCGCCGCCAAGCGCCGCGCAGGTGAGCCGACTGCGACTGCGAGCTTGAGCTTAGGCGCCCACTTCCGCGCCTCGTCCGGCCAGACCGACTGC